CTGGTTATGAACTATGGGGCGCAAATGCAGGGGATTCCTATATTCACTATAATGCGGCTCTTTCACAAATGGAGTCAATCGTTGATGGTGTTACTGCATTCTCATGGACTGGGACTGATTTAAATATGGTGGGTAGTGTAAATATTACGCAACAAAACCTATTAAATTTAGATTCTGGTTTAACAGAAACAGGTTTTACTTATACAGGAACACAGATACAAGCTAGATTCAATAATACAACTAAATTATCTATCATGAGTGATGGAACAGTTAATACTACTAATAACTTAACAGTTCCACGTGGTAAACAAGTCAATTTAGATGCAGGAGGAACAGGAACCTATTTAACGTATGATGGAACAAATATTTTTCTTTATAAGAATGGGGTGCAAGTCGCGACATGGTAAAAGTAACGATTGAAACAACAGATGATGAAATGCAAATGGTTTTAGAATTATTATCACAACAACCTTATAGTAAAGTCGCAAAAACCATTACAAGTTTTTATAGTCAATGTAGTGTGCAAGTTCAGCAACAAAAAGAACAATTTAAAGAGTAGGTTATTATGACTTATTCAAGTAATAGTTATTTAGACCAATCGCAAATGACTGTAAATGCTCAATACATCCTTGACTACTTAGTTGGTCAAGGATGGACTAAAAACTCGGTTTGTGGAATGCTTGGTAATATGCAAACAGAAAGTACCATAAATCCAGGAATTTGGGAGAACTTAGATTCTAGCAATACTGCCAATGGATTCGGTTTAGTTCAGTGGACACCTTCAACCGTATTAACAGACTGGGCAAATCAGAATGGATTAGATGCAACGCAGATTGATACAGATTTGAAACGAATTTTATATGAAGTGACGAATAATATACAATGGATAAACTCATCAATGACATTTCAACAATTTACACAAAGTACAGATACCGCGGCAAATTTGGCACAACTTTTTCTTACATCGTATGAACGTCCTGCAAATCAAAATCAACCTGATAGACAGACACAAGCTACATATTGGTTTAATAATCTGTCAAGTTCATCGGGTGGAGGGGGTGGTTCAGGGAGTGTTACAGGCGGACAATTGCCACCGCCAAACGGTTCCACAACAAACTCACAAATTATAAGTTTACTTTTAAGTGATGCAATCAACGGCTGGAAATTGTGAGAATGGGGGTCAAAATGTTACATGAGGATGAAAAGAAAATCCTGATTGACATTAGGGAAAAAGTAGTAAGAATAGAAACACATTTTATAGACTTAAAAGATCGAGTGAAAAAAGTGGAAGATAATCAAACTTGGTTATGGAGAACATTTGTAGGTGCTATTATTGGTTGGATATATTTACTTTTAAAAGCAAAGGGGATTGGTTAAAAATGCAAAACGATTTACTGCAAATTGGTGCATTGGTTGCCGCATATGTGGGAGTTATGAAGAGTATCGGTGTTCCTTCTAAATATTGTCCGTTGTTAGCGGTTGCATTGTCGGCTCTATTTGTAATGGTTCCGTCTGGTATCGAACAACAAATAGTTACCATTTCAATTATTGCCTTAACTGCAACAGGGGCATATCATTACACAAAAAACGTTGTTAATTCTTCGATAACGGACACACAAAATACGCAAGTTGTTCCGTCTATACCAGTAAAGGAAATCACACAACTTGTTGAGTCTCAACCAACAGTTAATAAGCCTATAGTTACGCAAACAGATTTAAACAATAAAGTTTGACAAAACAGGGGATTAATTTATCCCCTTCAGGGGGTTAAGAGTTGAAGGGTTTTGATTGTTCCACACCGTTGACAGAAGAATATGCTAAATTATTTTCTGAACAGGGATTCCAATTTGTTGTACGGTATTTGTGCCCAACTGGATTTAGTAAATTATTAACGTTAAATGAAGCTGAAATTATTACAAATGCAAACCTAAATATAGTAAGTGTATTTGAAACAACGGCAGGACGAACACGCAAACCATCAAATGCAATTGATGATGCACGAATAGCAAATCAAGCGGCTATTGATGCAAAACAACCTAAAGGAACAGTTATTTATTTTGCAGTAGATTATGAAGCCATTTCAACAGATATGGATTTGATAGAGAGTTATTTGAAACAAGCACAGGAACAAATTTCGGGTTATTATGTGGGTGTTTATGGGTCTTATAATGTGATAGAGGAAATGTATAAAAGGAAAGCATGCAATTATTTCTGGCAGACGTATGCTTGGAGTGGTGGAAAAGTATCGTATCATGCGAATTTGTATCAATATGAAAATGCGTTGCATGCTAATGGAATTGATTATGATTTGGATTCATCAAATAATAGTGTAGGATGGTGGAATTTAAAAATGATTGAATTGGAAAACTGGGAATGGATCATGCTGGAAAGCACAATTAAATCGCTACGGAAAAAGAACATTTTAACCGATGATAGTTGGGTTTCAAAAGTGGAAAATAAGACAATTACTTTGACAGAGTTAAGTTTTATTCTTATGGTTATGGTGGATAGAATCGCAAAATAAAGAAGGGGATATTATGGATAAATCGTTGTACTATGATCCGAATAAAATGTTATCGTATAACCGTATTATAAATTTTGTTATTGGTGCAAGGGGAATTGGTAAATCATATGCAATGAAAAGTTACCCTATAAAGAGGTTCTTGAAATATGGAGAACAAATGATATATGTAAGACGGTATAAAGATGATTTAAAAAAGTTACCGAATTATTTTAATGATATTATGGTTGATTTCCCAGAGCATGAATTTAAAGTAAAAGGCAGACAATTGTTTATTGATAATAAGTTGTTTGGGTGGGCGATTCCTCTTTCAATGTGGCAATCTGAAAAATCGAATGCCTACCCAAAAGTAAGCACAATTATTTTTGATGAATTTATTAGGGAAAAAGACAATAGTGGATATTTACCGAATGAGGTTGAAGCATTGCTTAATTTGATGGACACTGTTTTTAGGGATCGTGAAAACGTAAGATGTATCTGTTTAAGTAATGCAGTTTCAATTGTTAATCCCTACTTTTTGTACTTTGAATTAGTACCGAATATTGATAAGCGTTTTAATGCCTATAAAGACGTATTGATAGAGATACCGAATAGCCGTGATTTTTCGGAGGAAAGAAGGAAAACAAGATTTGGTTCGCTAATAGATGGAACTGAATATGGGGATATGAGTTTGGATAATGAGTTTGTAAATGATAGTAAGATATTCATTGAAAGAAGAAGCAAGGAAAGCCGTTTTCAATTTGGCGTTATTTATAAGGGGATGACAATGGGTGTTTGGGTTGACGTTGAAATGGGGATTATGTATTTAAGTAATGACTTTGATCCGTCCAGCAAGGTAATTTTTGCGTTGACTACTGATGATTTGAATGAAAATGCAATGCTTATGACAGGCTGGAAAAATAACTATTATATTAATAAAATGGTTAGAGCGTTTATGAATGGGTACTTACGATTTGACAATCAAGTGTTACGGAATATAGGTTATGAAATGTTCAAGAAAATGCGAATACAATGAAAGGGGGTGAGTGAATGACGTTAAGTGAAGATTATGAAACACAAGTTTATACTTATACAACTATTGCAGAAATGATGACTCATATGACTACCATGAGTACGAACGGTTTTTCTATGGTTCAGGCATCAAGTGTATCATTGAAAGCGAGTTATAGAAAAAATATGTAAAAAGAAAAAAGCCTTCCCTATTTGAAGTAGGGAAGGCATTTGAGTAAAAGTTGGTTATACTGGAAGGTATCTATAATTTGGTATTGAAGCATCCAGTTAAGTGAGTCCAGTATTTCGTCACTAGTTGTCTTGGTTGTGACTTTTTGGATGGTACTGGATTTTGGTGATTTGTCGTTGTGAAATTTGTTTAATATTGTGAGTAAGTATAGACTGATTAAGAATAGGAGAAGAAGGAATACGCTTAGTGATAAGTATTCAATCATTCTAACTCACCTAAATCGAAACCCATTCTTGAACCGAAACCCTGTATTACACGGAGTTCAAAGTTAATGCTATCTATTACTTCTAAGCGTTTGGCGTATTCCTTTTTAAGTGATTTCTCCCCTTTTTCGATGATACTGGAAAGCTTAATTATATCCTTTGGTGTTCTGATATGTTCTAGTTTGTTTGCCGTGTTGCTTAATGAGCGTAAAAGTTCAATCAATTTTGTTGAGGTTATTATGTTAATTTCGCCGTTGCATGATGGACATTTAGCGTCCTGATCCAATTCGTCATTTCCCATATCAATTTGACAGTTAGCACAATAATTCATTAGTAGCACATCCTTTTCTGGTTTTGGTTTTTAGTAACTTGCGTATTCTTGGAATAGCTTTTCCAGCGCGTAACGTATAAGATGAGCGCGGGAGTGTCCTGTTTCTTTGGCTAGTGACTCTAATCGTTCTTTTTGCCAAGTAGTTAATTGAACAGGAATTGGATTCGGTTTTTTCGGTTTAGTTGGTTTCATTGTAGCCACCTTTTCAGTAGTATATAGTCTCTTCAGTGCCCGCATAACGGACAGACCGCCAATAGGCGGTTTCGACTTGGTTAGTTGGCGCGTACTGCATGATGGAAAGCCATTAAGAATAATTCTATGTCATCGTCAATATTATAAGATGTGATAATATAGCCATAATTCTTGGTTCTTCGATAGCCTTTGATTTTAGGACACCATAATAAACCATTTATCTTGTCGTCGGTTAGCATCCATACTTGTATGAAATGTTTAGGGTTTCCGTCTGCATCATACTTTATTTTTTGAGTGGTAACTGTGACAGGAACTTCCGTTCTCCCGATTATAGTTTTGTTGTAAAGCTTCGACAATGTGAACATTTTGGCACGTCCTTTTCTGTTTGGGTTTATTTACAACACCATAATTCTACTGAATCTCCGAACGTGTACTTATTGATTCCATATTCATCAGTTGCGTATACATCGTAACAATCACTAGAACCCTCATATCTCATACCGCGACCGCCTGTAGGCATTTCTTTTAAAGATTCTGCATAATAACATTTTCCAAACCCATTAACAAAAACCATCTTTATACCCTGCTCATTGACTTTAATTTTTTCGCACATAACAAGAACCCTCCTATAGTCTCTTCAGTGCCCGCTTAACGGACAGACCGCCAATAGGCGGTTTCGACTTTTAATATTGTGCAATTCCTATTGATTTTTCTAGGTCTGAAATAATTAGGTTATAGCATAACATTTGTGTGTGATCGTTTGAGACTGTTGCGATTGTAAGTAAAGCCTTGTATTTGCGTATCAGTCTAAGTATGGTTTCTTCCATTAGTTTTTCACCTCCTGTAGAAGTAGCTTGATGTAATTAGGTCTGAAATCAAAATAGCGTACAAAGTGAGTTGTAATTTGTTCATCTGTCCATCCAGCGCGAATCATGCCAAGCACGTTCTCTACTATGAGTGATTTAGCGGATACATAAAGTTTAGCCATTTTAAAACCCTCCGAATATTTTTGCTAATTTTTTTCTTTCGTCCCCTATTATTTCACGATTAACATGATTCCATGTTTCTATCATTCTCCAATTAGAATCATACCATAAAATATAGTTGTCGTTTGGGTTGTCAACAAGTGTTGCAGTTACGTCTAACTGATAATTAAGCTTGCTTATATCTTCCATTGTATGCCCTCCTATGGTCTTATCAATGCCCGCATTACGGACAGACTGGAAAGTATTACCAGTTTCGACCTTTTCGCGCTTTCGTGGACTTATGTCAATACTGCTTGCCAGTGGAGTCGCTTTTCGTTGTAACGCTATCGAGCGCAAAACCTTGTTTTACAACGCTAGTTTAGAATGCGTTGGCAGTGGGCGATCCAACTGCAACCATGAACGATGGACGTAAAATAACCATACCTTATTGTCTCATTTTTACGCCAAAAAGTCAAACATATTTTGATGTTATTTTCGTATTCAAATAAATTTACATAATTGCTGTTGGAAAAGTGTATGAAAAATGCCAGTGGTTTGTGATCCGGTTTTGAGTTAATTATATGCTTTGTTTATTGCTATGAAATGTGCATGGGGAAATGGTCAATAAATGTACTGAGAAAATAA